GACATCATGGAACAAATCACGTTAACCAAAGAAGAGTTGAAAGAAATTATAGCGAAAGAAGTTAGAAATGCTATAAAAGGCGAGAAACCAATCAGCTCAGGTGCAATTTTCAGTAAAGTAAGAATCAATAATGACGATTTAGAAGAAATCAATAAAAAACTCAATTTCGCAAAAGATTTGTCGCTAGGAAGATTGAGGAAGCTCAATCATCCGATTCCGCTAAAAAAGTATCAGCATGGCTTCGAATCAATTCATCAAAAAGCTTATGTACAAGATGTTCATGACCATATTAGAAAATTAACATTATCAATTTTTGGAGTGACACTTAATTCAGACTTGAGTGAAAGTGAATACAACCTAGCAGCAAAAGTTTATCGAGAAATCAAAAACTATTATTTATACATCTATAAAAAGAGAGTTTCAGAATTAACTATCGATGATTTCGAATAAAGGAGGAACAACAAATGTTACAAAAATTTAGAATTGCGAAAGAAAAAAATAAATTAAAACTCAAATTACTCAAGCATGCTAGTTACTGTTTAGAAAGAAACAACAACCCTGAACTGTTGCGAGCAGTTGCAGAGTTGTTGAAAAAGGTTAGCTAAATTCAACGGTAAGGATTTGCCCTGCCTCCACACTTAGAGTTTGAGATCCAACAAACACATAAGTTTTAGTAGGGTCTAGAAAAAATGTTTCGATTTCCTCTTTTGTAACAGTTTCAATTCCTTCATATCCTGGAAAAACAATTTTCTTTAAATCCGAAACATGTTTTTTTGAACCATCCTTTAAAGTAACTAGAAGTTTCATACTTATCACCTCCTTAGGTTGATAACAACATTATACATGAAAGGAGCATAAACATTATGCAAGAATTACAAACATTTAATTTTGAAGAATTACCAGTAAGGACATTAGAAGTTGATGGAGAACCATATTTTATAGGGAAAGATGTTGCTGACATTTTAGGATATGCAAACGGACGAGATGCTTTGTCAAAACATGTTGATGCAGAAGATAAGCTGACGTCGCAAATCGCGACGGCAGGTCAAAACAGAAATGTAACGATCATCAACGAATCAGGACTATACAGTTTAATCTTTTCTAGCAAATTAGAAAATGCGAAGCGGTTCAAACGTTGGGTAACTTCGGAAGTTTTACCAACTTTAAGAAAAACAGGAGCGTACCAAGTACCTAGCGACCCGATGCAAGCATTGAGGTTAATGTTTGAAGCTACAGAAGAAACTAAACAAGAAATTAAAAACGTGAAAGATGATGTTATTGATTTGAAAGAAAATCAAAAACTGGATGCGGGAGATTACAATTTCTTAACTAGAACTATTAACCAAAGAGTTGCACATATCCAAAGGCTACATGCGATAACAAACCAAAAACAACGTAGCGAATTATTCAGGGATATTAATTCAGAAGTGAAAAAGATGACTGGCGCGAGTTCAAGAACGAACGTAAGACAAAAACATTTCGATGATGTAATTGAAATGATTGCTAATTGGTTCCCGTCACAAGCTACTTTATACAGAATTAAGCAAATTGAAATGAAATTTGAAAATGGAATATAGGAGGGCTTAAAAATGAGTGAAGAAATGGCGACTTATTGGTTTAACAAAATGTACGAGCTCGGAATTATCCATGAAGTATTAAGGCAGGAGGGAGTTATCAAATGAGTAAAACTTATAAAAGCTACTTAATAGCAGTACTGTGCTTTACAGTCTTAGCGATTGTACTCATGCCGTTTCTATACTTCACTACAGCGTGGTCAATTGCAGGATTCGCAAGTATCGCAACATTCATATTCTATAAAGAATACTTTTATGAAGAATAAAAAAACTGCTACTTGCGCCAACAAGTAACAGAAAAGTATTTAAGAAATAAAATTCAAGTTAAATATAAAACGAAAAACGGAGGAAGTCAAGATGTATTACGAAATAGGCGATGTATGTCAGAAGGTAATTAATGTAGACGGATTTGATTTTAAATTAGCAGTTAAGAAGAAGGACCACAGCATTCTGGTGAATATCTTAGATTTAGAAGATAAGTTTATCGACGGCATAAACATAACTAATGAGAACGATCTATACACAGCATTAGACATATTAAATCAATCTATTTACGAATGGATTGAAGAAAACGCAGATGATTATGACAGACTAATTAACTTAGTCATGAAATGGTAGGTATAAGCATGAGAGATACAGAAAGAAATATATTGAATATTTTTAAGACGTTATTCGACGAATATACTTTGTCAAACCAACGAGCATTATTGGAAATTGAACGTAATCATCACGGATACTTATCGATTAATTTCTTGCACTATCACGACAGTTACAAAACAAACAATAAGCTTGTGCAGATACATGAAATCAATCCAGACAGCCATGAACGAATAAAAAATTTAATTATCGAGGTGCTAAGAGGTCATCGGAAGATTAAAAAAGGAGCATGAGGAAAGATATGAAAATAAATAAGTTAACTATATCGAACTTTGCTGGAATCAAAGAAGAAAAATTTAACTTTGACGGTAAAGATGCAAAAATATACGGCAATAATGCGACTGGCAAGACTACAACAGCAACCGCATTACAATGGCTGCTTTTCGATAAGGGTTTAGACGGTTCAACCAAATCATTTAACCCTGTACCTTTAAACGAAAAAAACGAAGAAAATTATGAGTTAATTCCGACTGTTTTCGCAGAATTTGAAATCGACGGAAAAATTACGACTTTTAAAAAAGAGTCACATCCTAAATACACAATAAATCAAAAAACGAATCGCAAGGAATACTCACGAAGTCGAACGAAGAAACAATATATCAATGATGAATCAATAAAAGTAAAGGATTATAAAGCTCGTATTGATGAACTGATTGATGAAGATGTATTCAAGTTAATTACGAACCCTCAAGCATTTAACTTACTAGATTGGAAGAAACGAAGAAGTTTGTTGTTTGAAATCGCTAAACCAATCAATGATGAGGATGTCATTAAAACAAATGATGATTTTAAAGAACTAAATAATATTCTTGGAGATCACGAAATTGAAACAAAGAAAAAGATTCTTACAGACAAGATAAAACAGATTAACAAAGATATCAAAGATATTCCGATACGTATTAACCAAACGCAACAAAATAAGCAGGATGTACCGGAATTCGATAATGATAGACACACAATCATAAAACAAGAAATTGAGCAACTTGAAAATGAGCGTATAGATATTCAAAACGGTGCAGAAGAAATTAATTTGCGTAACCAATTAGCTGATAAACAATCAGAATTGAAGCGCATAGAAGCTAATAATAGCGCCAGTAATGAGAACAAAATACATGCTTTAACAAATGAGCTACACGTTGAAAATGGAACGGTTGCGAATCTTAAAACAAGATTAAAGCAAAACAAACAACAAATTACACATGAAGAAAATCGACGTAATCAATTATTAGAAAATCATAAAGGATTAAAAAGTGATTTAGAAAAAGCTAAAAATCAAAAATTTGAATATCTTGATGACAATGTATGTAGTTGTTGTGGTCAACAGTTACCAGCTGAACAAGTGAGTGAGGTAAGAGAAAAAGCATTGCAGAAATTCAATGCAAACAAATCGAAAGAATTAGAAACAATACAAACATCTATCAATCACATTATTTCAGAGGGCAAGAAAATAAAGCCAATTATCGAGAAATTAGAGGATGACAACAATAATTTACAAATTAAAATCAACGAAGCAGAAGAGCGTTCAGCAAGAATACAAAACAAAATTAATAAGTTGAAAATAACTCACGTTGACGTTACGCAAACTGACGAATACAAAGCAGTAATGTTAGAGATAAATGAGATTAATCAAAAACGCTCTAACATCAGGAAAACTATTCAAGATAAAGTTTCAGGAATAGATGACAAAATAAGCGAACTTACTCAAGAAAAATCAGAAATTGAAGTGTCAATATCAATCGAAAAATCAAATAAACATCTAGATGATGTTATTTCTGAATTAAGAAATGAAGAAGACAGATTATTGGATGAAAAAGAAAAGTATTCACATGACCTTTATATCTTAAAAGAATTTACAACAACAAAAGTCAAAATGCTTACTGAAAACATCAATAACGAATTTGATATTGCTGAATTTAAGCTATTCAATACCTTAGTTAACGGCGAATTAGAAGAAACATGTTCAACAACGGTTAATGGTGTCGAGTATGACAGCGGTTTAAATAACGCCTCAAGAATTAATGTTGGCTTAGATATCATCAACACACTATCAAAACATTTTAAAGTTACAGCGCCAATATTTATTGATAATGCTGAATCAGTAACAGAGCTTATCAAAACAGAATCACAACAAATTCAATTGATAGTAAATGAACAAGATAAAAAATTAAGAATGGAGACTATATAAAATGACTGAAAATAATAAATTACAAACTATTGAACAACAATTAGTACAAGAAAAGAACGTATCTGACAACGTATTAAACAAAGTGAGAGTTTTAGAGTCACAAGGCAATTTGGAATTGCCAAATGATTATTCACCAAGTAATGCCATGAAACAAGCATGGTTACAAATCAGCCAAGATAACAAATTAATGAGTTGTAACGATACAAGCAAAGCAAATGCCTTATTAGACATGGTAACGCAAGGTTTAAATCCAGCTAAAAATCAATGCTACTTTATTCCTTACGGCAACAAAATGCAGTTACAACGTAGCTATCACGGTAATGTAATGATGTTAAAACGTGATGCAGGTGCTCAAGATGTTGTTGCTCAAGTGATTTATAAAGGCGATACATTCAAGCAAGAAATGGGAGAAACAGGACGTATCAAAGCGATTAAACACGAACAAGACTTCTTTAACATCGACAAAGAAAACATTATCGGTGCGTACTGCACAATCGTATTTAATGATGGACGAGATAACTATATTGAAGTCATGACTATTGAACAAATTAAACAAGCATGGATGCAGTCATCAATGATTAAAGATGAAAAAGCATTACAAAATTCTAAAACACATAATAATTTCAAAGAAGAAATGGCTAAAAAAACAGTTATCAATAGAGCTGCTAAACGTTATATCAACACATCAACAGATAGCAATATTTTCAAATACGCACAAGAATCCGAACAACGTCAACGCAAAGAAGTGTTGGACGCAGAAGTTGAAGAAAATGCAAATCAAGAACAATTGGACTTT